AGACTTCATATTATTAGTTTGCAAGGTGACTTTGTTACTGGCGTACCATTCAAGGGTTACACCAGTGGCGAAACTGCAACCACAACAACCTTCATCAAGTCTGACGCAGCAGTCCTTGGTAACTCTGGTGGTAAACTGACAGTAGACACAGAAAGTCTTCTTGGACCGTTCGAGACTACCAGTGTTGTTTATCCAGAAAACTCTCGCCAGTATCTTGACATCAACCAGTTCGCAGGTCTCGAACTCAACGTTGGTGAAAGAATCGTCTCTGATGGTTATGTACGTTATGGCGTACAGGTTCAGGGTAATCTGAATGTCTTTGAGCAAGGCGGTATTCTGTATGGCGTCACGGGTGGTACGAAAGATCCTTCCAGACGCGCAATTATCACTGAGGTTGATCTGGATAATAACTTTATCTACGCACAACCATATCTCGGAACGTTCAACAATGGTGAAGGTATTGCTTACTATGGTGCTATTGATGGTGAGTTCCCTGTTGGTTACGCAGTCATTCAAACTTCAGTCGTATCAACAGGTAATGCTGCTGCTAAGGTTGTTGATATCAAGACTGTCGGCACCTCTAAGAGAGTCTTTATCGAAGATATCCGTGGATCATGGACTGCTCGTGAAACCCTCAAGGCACGCGCAGGTTATAGAGCACAAGTTCAAACTGTTGTTGATCTGAAAGCAAGAGTCAAGCGTTCATTCCGTGGTTTCGATGGTACTCAGACTACCTACAAACTCACTACCGCGAACGGTACTCCATACTTCCCAGATCCCGAAGGTCACATGATGATCTTCATCAATGGTATTCTTCAACCTCCTGGTTCTGGATCTGCTTATACAGCATTCTCAGATAACATCCAGTTCAACGAAGCTCCTGAAGTTGGTGCATCTTTCGTGGGTGTATACTTCGGTAAACTCAGACAACTGGATGATATTTCGTTCGAGTTTGACTCTTTGCGTCAGTCCTTCAACTTACGTCGCAGCGGTACATTCTACTCGCTGACACTGACTGATGGTGTCCAATCTGCAGTTGTACGACCAGAGAATAACATTATCGTATCACTCAATGGTGTTATTCAGGAACCTGGTGTTGCATTCAACCTGGTTGGTTCTAGAATCATCTTCGCAGAAGTTCCTCGCGTAGGATCCACATTCGTGGCGTTCTCGTACGTGGGTTCTGAAGCAGACGTTGATGCCGAAAATGTTATCCCACCAATTGAACCTGGTGATGCAATTGACATTCAGGGCGAGACTAGCGATCGAGATGTCGCAGTTATCGAATCGTCTAACTCCCTCATCACCTTCGATTACCTCGGATCAGTCTTTGGTAAGGACGCTGCAGCAACTGCTGCGGTTACTAAGGGCACAATCAGGGAAGCAAGAGTAACCTCTGGCGGATCTGGATTTACTTCACGCCCATTGGTTCGTGTTGACTCAATCAGCGGTTACGATGCAAACATCAAAGCATTGGTTGGAGTTGAACGTGTGGAACTTACAAACAGAGGTTCTGGTTATAAGTATCCTGTGGTTCTCGCAGAATCTAGTGTTCCCGATGATTGGACTGCACCAGATCTGCTTCAGTATCCTGAAGATGGTACACCAACTCCAATTATTGATACGTTTGGTGCTGGTGGAGTTGGTAGCGGTGCTGTTACTGAAACGCCTGAGCAATTGGGTGTCCAAGATAACACTGCCACTACCACGGGTGGTACAACCTCTGGTGGCGGTATTCCTGGAGTAACTTCTGGTGCTACTGCAATTGAGGAACTCCCGACTGTTCCACCATCTACTGCATACAACCTTTCGGGATACACTACGACTGGTATCTGGTCTTCTAGTACGACCTAAATATAACGAGGACGATATTCTGAAATGGCGATATCTGCAACAACCGCTACTCTAGATGGTACAACGCTAAGGGTCGTCACTGATGGACGACCTGATCCTGCACTGTATGGTACTCCTTTGGGGTCAGGATTGTTTCCTGACAATCCAAATACCGTACAGATTAGATCTGTCGATGTACAATTTACATTGAGAGCAGGAACAAATACTTCTAACCCTCAAGATACTACTTTGGGTGATATGGGTATTGCTCTAAATGGAGTATCCTTTTTCAATCCTTCTGCTGCTCCTGGTCCCCTTCCAGGATCGTCTACAACACCTCCTACGGGATTTGCGTACAATGCGGTATATAATGAGCAATCGTATGGTGTAGACGCATGTGGAGGTCATCCAGAGCAAAATGGTGAGTATCACTACCATAGTGGATCTTTTCTAGCAAACTGCTGGGGTTCTAAAGTAATCGCATCCAACTCATACTTTAGTAGTAGCGAGTACAATGGTGATTACTTCAGGCATCCTGACGGTCATTCAAAGATTGTTGGTTTCTGTTACGATGGATATCCTGTGTATGGTCCTTTTGGATATGAAAATGCAGGTAATAGATTGACTCCTGTAGTGAGAATGAAGAGTTCTTATCGTGCTTTTCCTTCACCAGTTGCAAATAGAGGTTCTCTCTACGCTGATATTCCTGCAGGAACATATATTCAAGACTATGAGTTTGTTGAAAATCTAGGTTCTCTCGATATTCATAATGGTAGATACTGTGTTACGCCAGAATATCCTGATGGAACTTATGCATATTTTATGACACTGGATACTCAGAATCGTCCAGTATATCCATATATTTTTGGGAACAGCACTAAAGAGCAGAGATCTGCAGGCGGTCCTATCGCAACTCCAACTTTCATTGCAAATGATACGGATCTAACAATTACGAAAGCATGGAGCGAAGGGACATTTACATACCCTGTAAATATTAGAGTCCCTGCAGGTCCTGAAGGAACTGTAAGACCAGTTTGTATTCTTCTTCATGGAGCAGGTGGTAACGGTGCTACAACTATCGATGCATTTGCTGATGTATTGCCAAACCACATTTTGATTGCACCAACTGGATTCCAAAATCAATGGAATGTGGTGAATGAGCATTTAGCACCAGATATGGAAATGCTTACCGACTTGATTGCGAGTATCAAGACATATGCTAATGTTTCATTGAATAGAATTAGAATCCTAGGATCTTCTAATGGTGGTGCTCTAGCAGCTAGGGCATATATTGAACTTGATGAACCATCGATTGACATTGTATGTTGTGTTATTTCACAAATACATCAACAACAATATAGAGAGGGTAAATTTTATAAACCAAGTGATCCCGAATATATTCATACGGACTATGCAAATGCGGGATACGATACTGAAGCATCTCCATATAGACCTAGAAAATATTTACAAATCAATAATACAAACGATACTACAGTTCCATACTCAGGATCTTCTTCTCCAGGACCAGGTTCTGCAATCTTCCTCCCTGCCAAACATAGTTCATTCCTGATGGCTACAAGTCAGGGATATGAAGGTGGAATTTTGTCTTCGGGACAACAATACTTCAATTATTCAACCGTAACCAAATATTCATACCTGAACAATCATGTTGTTCAATTGACAAGTAATGCAGGACATAATACCAATGTTGGTCTCCTTGCTGCAATTACTGAGTATTTCCAAAGCAATGGAAATACTCTTTCGTGATATCACCTATAAATAACTAAAAACATAGAGCAATGCCCTACGGAACAGGAAAACAGAACGTAAATATTGGTACGAACCCCAATGATGGTACTGGTGACTCTCTGCGGGCTGGTGCTGATAAAGTAAACGATAACTTTCTAGAAGTCTATGGTGCCATGGGAAATGGCAGCAATCTGCTGATCAATACAGCAGGTGCTCAAACTGGACAAGTTCTTCGTTGGAATGGTACAGATTTTATTCCACAAGATTTTTCAAATCTAACTTCAACGCTAAACACTAACAACTACAATATTGTTAGCACTGGTGGTAACAATATCAATCTAGTTCCAGATGGAACTGGAGATGTGCAAGTTACTTATGGTGGTCAAACTTCTACGTTTGATGGATCCACAGGACAACTACAGTTATCTTCATCTATTGCATATAAGAACGAATATGCAACAGTTGGTGCTGCACCTACATTAGCAAGCACTAAAGGGTATTTCTTCACAGTCAATGGTGATCAAAACCCTAAAGTGCATCTTGGAGCAGGTGGTGGTCTTGGCGATATTACTGCTGACATTGTTACCAATTACAGTAGTATTGATAAACTAGTTGACGTTGATATTACAACTACTGCTCCGACAGCAAACCAGGTTCTCAAATGGGATGCAGTCAATAATAAGTTTGTTCCAGGTGATGATGCTGCAGGTGCTGCAACTCAAAATATTTTCCAAACTATTGGTGGTGATTCTGGAAGCACAACAGCAGATAGTTCTGCTGACACACTAACTATTGCTGGCGGTACTAATTGTACTACTGCAGTTTCTGGCGATACACTTACTGTCAACGTAGACGGTAGTTTTGAGTTTGCCGAACTTACTGATGTCAATTTCACCGCTATTGCTAGAGGTGATTCTATTACATATGATCCTCAAGGTAATGGTGCAACTGAAGCTTGGATCAATCAACCATCACCAACGCTTTGGTATATTATTTCAGTTGGTTTGAACAACAACTCATATTTGATTGAAGGTCCTGGTCAGGCACAAACAGATGACCCGACATTGCATCTGTATAGAGGATTTACTTATATCTTTATCAACAATGCTGGTACAAACCATCCATTTAGATTCCAGTCAACTACTGGTCTTTCTGGATCCCAGTGGACTCTAGGCGTGTCTGGTAGTCAAACAGGTACGCAGGTCTTTACGGTTCCTCATAGCGCACCCAATACACTGTACTATCAGTGTACCATTCACACGAACATGGCAGGTGTTCTGCAAATCAAATAATAAGGTAATATGGCAAGGACAGTTCCTGGATCGGGTGCGGTAATCAAACCAAACTTCAATAGCGATTTTGGCATCTTATCTATTGAGGTGCTAAATGGGGGTAGTGGATATGATCCTCTAGATCCTCCAAGACTTACTATTGATAACTGTGGAACGCCACAAGTTGAAGCACTGCTATATCCTTTTATTGATGAAGACTCTGGAAGGATTGTTTACGTTCGAGTTCTAAACTCAGGTAAAGGATATGACCCTCTTAGGGTAGAAATCACACCTCGTCAAGACTCGGTTACAGTCATTTCTACATTTGATGCAAAAGATATTTTTGTATCTAGTAATACTTCAGTCACATCTAGTATATTTGTGGAGTATGATAGACTCCGAATAATTACTAATGGTTTACCAGATCCATCTCCATATAATGCAGTAGGACAAGTCTTTGCACAGGATTACGATCATACATTTGTTTACCGAGGTGGCAAGGAAGTTCCTAGCACTGAAGTAAGATCAAATCAAGAAGATACTCCATTGGGTATCATGGCAAATGGAACTGAACTCCATACTCCTGATTTTTTCGATCTTCCACCAGGTATTCCCACATACCCAAATTTCAACTTTGATGTAGTCAAGACTCCTACCATTCTTGGTATGGATCAATATGACGGTACTACTTCAAGAGAACCAACAGAACTTGGAAGATACTATTACACCAGTTCTAGACTAATTGATGCTTTTGCATCTTCGGGTGGTGCATTTACTATTGCTCCATATTATAGTGATACTGATTACTCTGGTGATAACTCTAGACATTCAAATGGTCACTCTAAAGTTTTGGGATATTCCTATGATGGATATCCAATTTACGGACCTTGGGGATATACAAATCCTCTGATTCCAGGTGCTGCTAGCAGAATGCGTAGTGGATTCCGTCTCAGAACGGGTGTAGAGGTATCTGCAACTAGACCAGATGTTATTACTGCATCTACAACTACATTTACTGTAACTGTAGCTGCTGGTCAAATTACTCCTGGTGGCAATCGATATTATATTACTGGTGGTGGATTCACTAATGCTGAGAAACAGTTCCTGAATCTTGAGCGTGGTAGTACATATGTTTTCAATCAAGACGATTCTACTAATACTGGTCACGGCATTCTATTCTCAGTATTTGGAAATAGTGATGCTCAAGGTTGGCATACAGCAGATCAAGTAAAGTTCAACAAATCGTCAGTTTGGTCTCAAGGTGTAGTTTATTACATTGAGAACGTTGAAGTAGACTACGAAACCTATAATACACAATTCAATGGTGCTACTCTAAGAAGAGTAGAAATTACAGTTCCTGTAGAAGCACCAGATACGTTATATTATTTCTGCTATAACCATGCAAATATGGCAGAACGTCTTGTGTGTACTGGGTATCTACCAGGTACATTTGTACAAGATTATATCTATGACAGCACTAATGCAGATCTAGATGATTTCAATGGTAGATATTGCGTTACTCCAGAATATCCAAATGGAACCTATGCATACTTCCTAACACAAGATACCAACGGAGATCCTGCATATCCATATGCTATTGGTCCAAAATACTTTGGTAAAGATTATAAACCAGGTGCAGTTCTTCCTAGTATCAACTTGGAGTCACCTAGGGGTGCAGATGCAGAAGTAGTCATTTACGAAGAAGATCAACTTGATACTGGTGGCAATGTAATTTATCCATCTGGATCACTACAGTATGTTAGTATGCAGTCCAACGGTGACGGATACTTTGGTGCTGCTCGTGTTGAAATTCTTGGTGGTGAAGGCACTGGTGCTGTAGGTAATGCAGTTACTCAAACTGTTACTGGTTTGTCACTGATTTCTGAAGGTAGAGAATATGCAACACCTCCGTCTCTATTCTTCCAAGGTGGTGGTGGAGCAAATGCAACTGGTGTTGCATATGTTGATACTACAGGTAAACTAACTTCTATCAGTGTTGATAGTGGTGGTCAGTTCTACCAAGAAGAACCTTATGTTTTGATTGATGGTGGCGGTGGTATTGGTGCTAAAGCACGAGCAAGAATCTCTCAAGGTAATGTTGTTGGTGTTGATGTCCTTGATCCTGGTGTTGGTTATACCAGTCCACCAAATATTATCTTCACAAAACTAGTAAACCTAAAGAGAAAAGTAAGAAATAGACAATCAAATAATTCAGTTGATTATAATTTCTGCGGATTAGCATCTTCTACAACGGCAACAGATACAAATATCTTTGTTGATAATACTAGTGCATTTGATGGATCTGGTACATTCATTCTTGGAAATGAAATTGTTAGATATACTGGTAAGGAAAAGGGTAGATTTACTGGTTGTATTCGTGGTATAAACTTTAGATATGATCAGCGTGTTATCCTAGATACAGGACAGAATAATGCTGATGGCATTTCAACCTACAATTTCAAAGTGGGTGATAAAGTTATCAGACGTATCGATAACTCTAGTAATAAAATTGCTAAAGTTTATGACTGGAGACCTGAATCTAGAGAACTATTTGTAAAATTTGAAGTTGATGATCTGGCATTTATTGATGCTGGTATTCCTTCATCGGAAGAACTTACCGTTGCATTTGATGCTGGATTCTCTGATGCGTCTCCTGCTAGTTCACTGCCACATACAACAGAAACCGAGGTTGGTTCTTCGATCGTTCTGTTTGAAGGTGATGCAGTTTATAATGTCAAGATTACACCTCCAACAGTCTTACTAGATACTGCATATGTAGATACTGATGATGATGGAATTGTAGATCTAAACAATAGTGGAACTCAGTTTGATAATCAGATTTCTCTGGATGGTGGTATATATAATTCTCTCTATGGTATTGAAGAAACAGTTGGTGGTCAAAACACTACCTTGTTCCAAGTTGGTGATGGTCTAAATGATACTAGTAACCCTGTCAAGATTGCACGAGTCGATTTGGCAGGTGCTCTTGGTGATGGTGTTGAACATAACTCAACGTTGACTCTTATCTTAGACGTGAGATATACCAACAATGCCAACTTCTTCCCAGATGAATTGATTACAGGACAGCAATCTGGAATTGTTGCTACGGTAACATCTTGGGATAATGCAACTAGAGAATTGGTGGTTCGTAACATTACACCATACAATACTAGTAATGTTGCTCTTGGTACAAATGGTAGTTTCTATACATTCTCCAAGAGCGGTAGTATCATTGATATGAAGGTTGTCAATCCTGGTGTGAATTATACTGCAACACCAACAATTGCAATTGAAACCAGCACCACTGGTATAGATGCAGTTGCCACTGCAACTATGACTGCATCTGGTGACCAGATTGATAGTGTAAATATTACCACAGAAGGTTATGGTTATGTACAAAGTGTTGACGGCACATTCAATTTACACCCAACTATCACAGTAACAAATGATGCAGGTGATACTACAGGCACTGGTGCGGTGCTTGAAGCAATCCTTGGCGGTGAAGAGATTGTTGGAAATAATGGTGCGCGTTGGAGAATCAAGGATATTGGATACGACAATCTAATCAGAAACGAGTTCTCATAAACCTATAAATAACTAACGAAGAGGAAAGTTCTAACTAATGTCAGCCCTACTTACAGATCAATTTAGAATCTTCTCTGCGAAGAAGTTCATCAAATCACTGGAAGGTCCTGATGCCACCCAGTCTGATGCTGCGGCGGGTGAAGACAGGGATCGCCTCTATGTCTTCATTGGAAGACCACAGGCGTGGGACAACGAAAACTCGCCACCTCAGGCAATCGATGCATTCGATCAGTTTTCGGACAGTTATGATGACATGATCTCTATGAAAAGAGTTCTTGCATCAGATACTATTCAGGTTATCCGTAGAATTGACTGGACTCCTCCAGAGCAAACAACTGGTGGTCTTGGTTTTACATACGATATGTATCGCCATGACTATTCTCCAACGAATACAGCAGCATCTGGTGCTACCAAACTGTATGATGCAGACTTTTATGTTGTAAACACAAACTATCAAGTTTATAAGTGTATCTACAATGGAACGTCTCCTTCAGACCCTAATGGTAAACCTTCGACTATTGAGCCCACTGGCACCTCTACTTCTATTATCACTACTGCTGATGGTTATCGTTGGAAGTACATGTACACCATCCCAGTGGCACAGGTTCTGAAATTCTTCTCCAATGAATACATGCCAGTTTTCACCAATAATTCGGTGAAGACAAACGCAGTTTCTGGTGAAGTTGATACTGTTGTTATTACATCCTCAGGTTCTGGTTATAATAACGGTACTTATGATAACGTTGCTATTGCAGGTGACGGTGTTGGTGGTCGTGTTTCTATTGTTGTTGACGGTGGTAAAATCATTTCGGCAACTGTAACATCTGGTGGTACTGGATACTCTTTCGGTAAGATCAGTGTTGACACTATCTCTGGTATCGGTACTGGTGCTGCAGCACAAATTGATGTGAGTATGCCTCCTCCAGGAGGACATGGTTTTGACTCTATCATTGAACTCGGTGCATACCGTGTCATGATCAACGCAAAACTGTCTTACGATGAAGGTGCAGGTGACTTCCCTGTCGATAACGACTATCGTCGTGTCGGTCTAGTTGTCAACCCACGTAAGTTTGGTACTAGCGAATTGCAGTCAGATTTGACTTCTTCTGTTACTAAAGCAGTAATTTTCGCTCCTACTTTCCAAGGCAACTTCTTGCCTGATGAGATTATTACCCAAACTCGTACAGTTGGTGGACAGTCAGTTACGTCTAGAGCAAGAGTTGTCTCTTGGAACCCTACTACAAAAGTTCTGAAATATTATCAGAACCGTGTTGACGGAATCTTCCCTGAAATCACAGGTTCATTGAATGAGTTTGACGGGTCTAACGCTATCTCGGGTGCATCTTCGGGTTCTTCTGCAGAACCTGATATCAATTTCCCAACAGTTCCAAATACTTCCTCCCGTGTTATCAACAACACTGAGTATGATTTGGGCATGAGATTTACTTCTGCGTATGCAAAACCAGAGGTTGCGTTCAACACGGGTGAAATTATTTACCTAGATAATAGAAGGTCTATTAGTCGTGCAAGCGATCAAATCGAAGATATCAAAATCGTAATCGAGTTCTAAAGGAAATGCCCCAGAATACTAACCTCAACGTTACACCATATTACGACGACTTTGATCAGGACAAGAACTTTTATAAAGTCTTGTTCCGTCCTGGATTTCCGATTCAGGCAAGAGAACTAACGTCAATGCAATCGATTCTGCAGAATCAGATCGAGAGCATGGGAACGAATTTGTTCAAAGATGGCGCGATGATCATCCCTGGTCAAGTGGGATATGATACGAAAGTTGATTGCATTCAATTGCAAGCAAGTTTTCTGGGTGCTGATGTTGAATCGTATAGAAGTCAACTTGATGGCAAACTAATTACAGGTTTGACTACAGGGGTAAAGGCAAAGGTTCTATACAGTATCGATGCAACTACTTCAGATAATGGTTATCTGACGTTGTATATCAAGTATGTTGAGTCTGGTGGTGCTGAGGGCACTATTCAAACGTTTGAAAATAATGAACAGTTGATCACCAACGTTGACATTACGTTTGGTACAACTTTGATTGAAACTGGTTCGCCATTTGCACAGTTGCTGCCATCTAACGCTTTACAGCGTGGTTCTGCTGCTTATGTTGAATCTGGTGTTTATTATATTCGTGGTTTCTTTGTAGATGTTCCTACACAGTCCATTCTTCTCGATCAGTATGGTAGTAATCCATCATATCGAGTTGGTTTAGAAGTTACTGAGTCCATCATTACCTCTGAGGATGATGACTCGCTGAACGATAACGCAGCAGGTACATCAAACTACTCTGCACCTGGAG